CGCAGTTCGTGCGAAGTCCTCCAGCCCTTCCCACTCGGGAGCCGTTCGCGAGTTTGCAGCGCAGCGCCGAACGCTGCTGCCCAGTCATCAGTACGCGGTGATTTGCTGCGCGGCATAGAATCGTCCCCGGATCTTCTTGCATTGGAAAAGCTGATACGTGCCGTCGTCGAACAGCACACCGTAGCACCACGCATTGTCGTGCCGAAGCTTGGCCACTTGGTGCGCGTTGTACGTCATGTCGATCTTGCAGCAGCACCCGATACCGCGTGCCTCTGACGGTCCCTCGACCGATTCGACCGGCGCGGAGTCGGTCGAATGCGTGTGACCGAACAGGCAATTGCCGTACGAGATCCCATGCCGCCGTGCAGCGCCGATCCCGGCGAAGTACCCGTGGATCACGCGGAGATGGCCAAGCCGCAACACACCGTGGCGCGAATCGTAGGGCAGCATCTTCGCGCGGCACCGCTTCAGGATGTTGCTCGCTCGCTCGACTCCCTCGCGTGCGTAGTCGCGGATTAGTCCAACCGAACAGTCCGCGAATCTCCACAGCCGCTCATCATGGTTCCCTCGCAGGAAGTGGTTTTCCTTCCCGCCGTCGAAGAACGTCCGCAGCCAGTCCGTTCCCTGTTCCCAATCGTCCGCGAGCGACTCGGCCTTCTCGTCGTCGCTTGCGCCCTTGCGCAGATTTCGAAAGTCCCACGCATCCCCGGCGTGGATACGCAAGTCCGGTTTGAAGTCGCGCAGGAACGCCTTGAGCGCGGCGAACGTCTCGGGATCGTACTGGTCGCCGTGGTTATCGCTGACCACGACGAAGCGGCGCGGCTTAGACATCGGTCGCCTCGCTTAGGTCGAACGGTGCAACGGGCGCGATGATCGTGACCGCTCCCGGCTCGGCCTTGGTCACGGCGTAGAGTTGCGCGATGATGTTGTGACCTGCGGCAGCGATGGCCTCGTTCGAAAGGTACTGTTCAAACTTGGCCCCGTCTACGCGGACCTGCGCGACGATGGCCAGCGGGTACTTCGGCGCGGCGTTAGCCTGGGCCTCGCTCAAGTACAGCGCGATCTTCCAGACCGAGATCGACGCAGGACGGTTCCATTCGACGGCGACGATGCGGAGGTAATCTCCGGTCACGCCGTTGGGCAGGGTGATGCTCATTCCTAGTGCCATAGATTATGGGGCCAAGCCGTGATGGGTTAGGACTGCGATGACATCCGCCAAGGTGACCGGCGCTGTAGCGTACCGGGTTGACAAAACCCGCGTTCCGTCGATTTGGACCTGACCCGTCGCGTCATCGACGCGGAACTTCTCGACCGTGCTGGTGTTGTACACGCGGAAGTCAGCGCCGAGTACGTCAACGGCGGTTGAGACGTTCGCTTCAAAGCCGCGCTGACCGCCGGTCGGGATCTTGATTGTGCCGCCCGTGATGGAGACGTTTCCGGCGCGTTGTTCTCCAAGGCTGGTCAGGCCTGTCGACGCGGCGCTGTTCGCGTTGCCGATGCGGTGCCAGCCTGAGGCAACGCCGGAACGATTAACCGCGCGCACGCGAACGTAGCCCGCGCCGAGCACGGCGTTATAGAGGAATTCCTCGGTGCCCACGACGCGAGCCAGTCCACCGCCGGACGACGGGAACCAGCTGTAGTCCGTCGCCGCGTCCGTGTCGGTCACGGTTGCCTTGACCTCGTACGCTGCGAGATCCCGCTCGGTGTTCGCGTTCCAAGAAATGCGCGTTCCGAAATTGAGAACGTCGGTCCCGGGGAGGTAGTTCGGAATAATTCCGCTGTTGCTCAGCGCGCCCCCGGTCGGCGTGGCCGGAGCCGGTGCGGTCCCGCCCACGTAGGGCGAGAACGCTGCCGTGATGACATCGCTGGGAACGTTCGAGAACGACCACGCCTGCGAGGCAATGTCATAGGTCACGCCGGGCGTGAGATCGTCCAGCACCGCAGAAATCGGCGCTGTGTTGCTCACTTGAGCGGCGACCTCGTAGCTGTTCGCGTGGCCCTGCTTCCGGTACAGGACATTTTGCAGCGCCGCACGCGCAGGCAGAGCGGCCACGGTCACGACGACAAGAGCGCGAGCGCCGCCATCCGATGCGAGGTAGGTCGAGAACGTGACCGACGTGAGCGCGGTGGGATTCGCCGGCGGGGTCTGGTCTACGCTGCCCGCCGTGATCGCGGCCGGAGTGGCCTGCACGCGCGCGGAAAAGTCCGAGACGTTTTCGAGCCGGTCGTAGGCGTTCAGCCAATAGTAATACGTCACGCCCGGACTGACCTCGGCGTCTACGAACCGGCTTGCGCGGGTCTCAGCGATCTTGTCCGCCCCGCCCGATCCGCCACCGGCTGATCCGCCTTGCAGGAAGATCGCGTGGTTATGGACGAACTTACCCAGACCATTCCATGTCGCGAGCGCTCCGACCTGAACAGGCGAGGACCGACTAGCCACTGAGCCGCTGCCGAGTTGGCCCTCGTTGCCACGTCCCCAAGTCCAAAGCGTGCCATTCGGTTTCACCCCGGAAAAGCTGTTGCGCGACGCCTCGATGACTGACCATTCGTTTGAGCCTCCAAGCTGAACCGGACTGGAGCGTGACGCGACGGTGCCGAGTCCAAGCTCGCCGTTCGTGTTGCTTCCCCACGCCCACGCCGTCCCGTTAGAGCGGCGAGCGATCACGCTGTAATGTCCCGACGCTACCGAGATCCAGTCCGTTAGCGCTCCGATCTGGACGGGCGAGGATCTGTTCGCGGTGTCGCCCAGTCCGAGTTGACCGGACCCGTTTAGGCCCCACGACCACAGCGTTCCGTCGGTCTTCCGCGCGATTGTGGCCGCGCCCAAACAATGGACCGTCGCCCAGTTCGTGAGCGCCCCCACTTGTGTCGGACTAGACTGCGACGTGACGTTGCCGTGCCCCAGTCTTCCGCTCGCCCCGTTGCCCCACGTCCAGAGCGAGCCGTCAGTCTTGACCGCAGCCGCGTGCTCGGAGTTCGCGGCGACGTAAGCCCACGTTGTCGACGCGCCGATCTGGACGGGCGAGGATCGGTTCGTGGTGTTGCCCAGTCCGAGTTGGCCAAAACCGTTGCTTCCGAAACTCCACAGCGTCCCGTCAGTCTTGAGCGCCACGGTGAAGAAGCCGCCGCACGCAACCTGTGACCAGTCCGTCAGCGCCCCGACCTGAACGGGAGTGGATCGCGTGGCTGTGTCGCCGTGGCCCGTCTCGCCGCTGATGCCGCGCCCCCACGTCCAGAGCGATCCATTTACGCGCGTGGCTGCGGTGTGCTCAACGCCACCGGCCACGCTTGACCACGTCAGGACGGTTCCGACCTGCACCGGTGACGACCGCGTAGTGGTGTCGCCAATACCAAGCTGACCGAAAGCCTGCGTGCCCGTGGCCCATAGCGCAGTTTGCAGACCCGGAGTGACGCCGGACGTGTTGCGGTAAATGCCGTACTCGCTGAAATCCGGTTCAATGTTATCGTCCCAGTCCAGCGAGATCGCGCGACCCGTGCCAAGCGTCGCCGTCAGTCCGGTCGGGATTGCCGGTGGCGTCGTGTCCTTAAGCACCGTTACGCTGCCCGTGACGAACGAGGACGAAACGCCGAAGTACGATTGCGCGTAGATCCGCACATTGTACCCCTCGTCGATGATGACGTTATCAATAAATTCCTGTGTCTGATCGCCGGGAATCTTGGACCATTGCAAGTACGTCGTCGACGCGACGCCCTTCCACTCGACGCCGATAAACCCGCCCGACTGCACGAACTCGTCAGCAGGCGCAGACCAGCTTACTTTGATTCGGCTGATCGCCGTACCGTCGGCCTGATAGACCTGAGTCGTGCCGTCCGCGACGAGTGCGAGATTGGTCGGGGCTGTCACGCTCCACGGGTTCGGCAACGTCGTGTTCGGTGCTGCGGTGACTGCGATCTGATCCGAAACCGTCCAGGAGTAGACGGTTGAATCTATCTCGCGCAAGGTCATGTCCACGGCGAGCTGCGGCGGGTTGCCATCGCTAGTGAACCTCCACTCCATCACTTCAAAGACTTTGTTCGTCCAGCCCAGTTTCGCGTTGGAGATCATCACGGTTTCACCCGCGCGGATCTGCATTGCCTCGAGCCGGAAACGCGCAGTCAGGATGATCTCTTGTCGGGCGCGGCGCAGTTCGATTACGGCCAACCGCTGCGCGCAACTAGCGGAAATCGTAAAGGGCAGAACCACGTCGCGCGTGTGTCTCACGCCGTTGTCCTCGGTAACGTAGGTTGCCGAGGTGATAATAGGGAAGTCGGACGGCTGCCAGTTGTTCGCCTCTGACGAGTATACGCCTTTAACGGTGTTAACTCGGTCGCGCGCACTCGTTCTGGTGGCGACTGACAGCGGCCCGACGAAGTGCTTCTCGGTCAGCGATAGCGTCGGCACCTGATACGTGCCCGCGTACATCACGACGCGCCCGCCGCTGTACGCACAAAGCCCAGCCATCGCGGAAAGCAGCTTGGCAATCACGGACTCGGGTGCCTCGCTGGTGGTCACAACGCCGTTCGCCTCGTAGCGGTTTTCGTACGTCGTAGGCGAGAGCGGGAGGATCTGCACTTGTTCGTCGCAGACGTTGGCCGCGACGATGCATGCGGTGTCGTCGATCTCGGTGCTCGCCATGCTGAGGCCGAGCGGGCTGGTCAGATAGTCGCGCAGGCAGAGTGCGACGTTAGTGCTGTACCCAGTCGTGGACGTGCGCGGGTCGAATACTTTCTTGCCCTTAACGACTACGGAAATGTTCGGAATGCCGCCGACGTAGACTTCAGTATTCCACTTTAGCCGGACGTAGACGCACGCGATCCCGGTCAGCTTGTGGTCGTTCGTCCATTGACCCGCACCGAGCGATGCGGTCTCGGTTACGAGCGCGGAGAAAGCGGTCTGTCCGGTTGTGCCCAGCTTCTTGTAAATGTCGCCGTGCCCCGCGTACTTCCCAGTCGCTGCGCCGTCGCCTGCTCCGGTCAAAACGAGATCCTCGTTGAAATAGACGTCGCCGATTTCCTCCAACTCATGACCCGCAACGGCGATCACCATATTGAGGTACTCGTTTTTAGCCCCAGTCTCCGAGATGTAAACCAGAGCGCCCGAGACCCGCGCGCGTCCGTAAATCATCTGCCGCGCCGAGATCGGAGAACGCACCATCTGACCGCGTGATCCCAAATTGTCCGCGAAACTCGGCATCTTCGGCGCGAGCAGTTTGGATGACGCCATGCCAATCGCTACAAGCCCGACGAACTTAACGACGCCAGTCACAAACGAGAGCGTGCCCATGCTGACGACGACTGCGCCAGTCGCGCCAGCGGGAACGAGTGCGGTGATCAGCCAGATTGCGATTGTCTCAGCCATGATTAAAAGCGCCAGCAGGGAGCGCGAAGTTGAAAGTCAAATGGAGCGAATACCAGACCGTCACGGGCAACGAATGCGGCGACGGTGCCGAGTGAAATCCCGATGCTCTCTCCGTTACCTGTATCCGCGACGACAAGATCGCCTCGCTGCACCGCGCGCGAATCAATCGAGCGCATCTCCAGGATGTCACCGCGCTTGCGGATCAGGCCACGCACGCCGCCATAACGCTTGAGCAATCGCGCCGCGCCTAGTGCGGTGCTGTACTGGCCGCGCACGTCCTCGGCCAGATCAATTCCGCAGGCCGCGCGGATCCAATCAGCAGCGAACAGGCAACAGTCATTTTGCCCCCACGCAAACGGAACAGCACGCCGCTCGTCAATGAAGCGCGCGAGGATCTCGGGCCAGTTGTCGGCTTTCACCTTAGTGGAATGTTGATCGGCCCGTCCTCGCCGGGTGGATCGATGCCTGACATACTGTTTGGACTGCCCCAAAAGATCGTCTTTTCCTGAATGGAGTTGACGTACTCAAGCCCCTTGTCGGTTGGGTCAATCGCGGCCTGCTCTTCGTCCGTGTAGCGCAGTTCACGCACGCGGCGAAAGTCTACGAGGCGCGACTCCGCACTAAGTCCAATCGTAGCGGTGCTGCCGTCGTCGTTGATCGTCATTACGTCCATCTTCCCGACGAAAACCGTAACGGGCGACGCGATCAGTCCAGCCGTGGGCGAGAGTGCGCCGAGCATGACGCTGCACGGGCGCCCTTGGTAGTCTTCATTAAGCGCGAGCGAGATAAACGCCGTCGGCACTCCCGACAGCTGGAAGATCATTCCGCGCGCTGACAGGTCGGTGGTCTCCTCGACGGGCGCAATGCTGCCGAGGTCACCCATGCCGAGATATCCGTTGCCTGCGTACGTCAATGTCCCGTATCCGGTCCACAAGTACACCGGCGTTGAAAAGCTCATGCTGACCAGTAGCACCGGGGACAGCGCCGCCGTGGTCACCTCTGCCACCATCCCGGCCGACATTGTCCGACCTGCTGCGGTTATGCTCATTGCGGAAGTTCCTCGATGATCTGAAACGCGATGCCGTACATCCCAGCTAGCTCAATGCTCCACTCGGTTTCGGACGGTCCAAGCCGGAACAGCCCCTGCGCGTTCGTGCGCGTGATCGCCGTGCCGACCGTGTACGTCGAGCGCAGCACCGGGAACAGGTCCACGCTCGTCGCGGAGTTGACCTGAATGACCTTGTAGAGGCTTTGACTGATCTGCAGCCAGTCGCCCACCGCGAACGTACCGGACGCGCCTGCAATGGTCAGTTCGGTGTTGCCCGCCGTGCCGCCGTTCACCGTGAGCGTGCCCGTGACGTTGCCGCGCGGGTTCGGGTTGGCAAAGTCGCGGAACCAGAACGTGCCGCGCTGCGCCGCGAGCAGGAACGCAATGACCTGTTCGGCGTCGGCGCGAACCATCGGGGGACATTCGACCGAGGCCATCCAAGCTTGGCCGGGCCAGTGGTAGGTCTGGCTTTGGAACGTGAAAGGCGAGATGTTGCGGCTCCGCGCAGACATCCCCGAGAAGGACAATTTTGAGGCGCGAAACGGCGACGGAGGCGTGAGCGGGAAGGTAATGGCCATGACGGTTTAGGCGAACGCTGCGCGGTACGATCCGCCGCGCCGGACCATGTCGGGGATTTCGTTGCGGAGCCGCTTCCGTTCGTTCTCCAAGATCGGCGCGAGTTCGGCACGGGAGACACCTGACTGGATGTTGTACGTAATGTTGACTGACCCGCCCCCGCCCCCGCCTGCGCTGCCCATCTTGTGGTTTGGAACGATGGTGCCGGACGCATGAGGCACGAAGATCTCCGGTCCCTCTTCGCCGACGATGAAAGGCGAGTTGGCCGAGACCGGGCCACCATCCGCGCGCATCCCAAAGATGCCCTTGATGATTCCGGTGACGCCCGACGCCATCGGGTCGAGGATCAGGTTGCGGAAGACCAAGCGGGTCAGGTCGAGCGCGAGATTGCGCAGCACGTTGGACAGCTTTTCACCGGAGAAGATCGCGTCTTCAAAACCTGACGTGATCAGACTCGCCGCGTCCTGCGCGAGCCTGCCCTGCTCCTCGATGAGTGGGAGCATCTCGTTGTACACCTGTACGAGTTCGCCCTGCTTGCGGATGCGTGCATCGGCGTCGGCAACCCCGATCTGTGCGATCTCGGCCATGAGCGCGGTTTCCTTGGCCCGCAGCGCCATGAGTCCCTCAATGCCGGCCGCCTCGCTGCTGTTCGCACGCGCGCGGATCGAGTCAAGTTCGCCCTGCTTCCGAATGCGTGCGTCGGCATTGTCCGAACTGATCTGCGCGATCTCAGACATGAGCGCAGTTTCGCGCGCGCGAAGCTGCATGAGTCCCTCCGCGCTGGTCGCCTCGCGACTGTTCGCGCGTGCGCGGATCGCATCAAGTTCGCCCTGCTTTCGAATACGGGCGTCGGTGTCGGCTGCGCTGATCGCCGCCAACTCATCCAGCATGGTCGCCTCCTTAGCCCGGAGATCCGCGAGCCGCTCGGCGCTGGACTGTTGCTGGCCATACACCCGAGCTTGGGCCTGCTCGAACTCAGCAAGGGACCGGGTCACTTCATCCTGCCGCGCCGTGACTGCGGCGGATGCGGCGGCGTTGATCTGCGCACGACGACGCGCGGCCTCGTCCTCGGTCAGGAGATTTCGGGCGAGAAGTTCGTTGATCGTGTCCAGTTCGCGCTGGTACTGCCGAGCCGGGTTCAGGATGTCCCGCTGCGCTTCAGCCGCTTCGCGAAGGAGATTGATCTCGCGGGTGATCGCGTCGTCACGCTCGGCCATGATCTGCCGTCGAGCGGCTTCGGCCTGCGGCATCAGGAGCGCACCCTCCCGCTCAAGCCGGTTCACTTCATCCAGCCTGCGCTG